ATCAAAAACAACTCTCAAAGTAATAAAAAAATAAATAAAAAAAGAGAGTCTGTTTCTGAAAAACCTAAATTAGTAAAAACATCTGAATTTAATCCGCGTTCAGTTGAACTACCAGCATGTGTAGATCCAGAGCTGTGGAACAATTTTGTTGATATGCGTATCAGCATCAAAAAACCACTTTCTGAAAATGCAGTAAAGCTAATCCTTAAAAAACTTATCTCGTTTGGCCCTTTGGCTAACCAATCACTGGAAAACTCAATTATCGGAAATTATCAGGGTGTATTTGAACCTCGCCAAAATCAAGTTCAGGAAAACCCACAATCACATAACGTTCCTGAAGAACCGGGTTATTTCACTCAAATGTACGCTGAAAGCAACCGTTCAAACGTGATTGACGTTACACCAGTGTCACAAGATTTTGGAGGCTATTAATCATGAATGAATTAGCACCATTTGAAAGTTTTTTAAAAGAACTAATTGCGGCTTACAGAACTAAATACGCTGTTCAGTTCAATAAGAATTTTCCAGTAGAGGGGAAAAATGCCGTTCCAATGCAAATCGTTGAACAGCAGCTTGCTAAAGCATTGGTTGGGGTTACACCTAACCAACTTCAAAGAGGCTTAGCGCTATTTTACGCAAGTACAAATACCTACATGCCTAACTTCGCTGAATTCCGTGCTATGTGCATGGGTGACGATTGGTGGAGCGCCGAGAAGGCTTGGGTTAAGGCTTGTGAATACACTCAGATCTCTCAACACAAAAAAGTGAAATTGCCAGACGGAAGAGAGCAGAACCAAGAAATTACAACCTTGACCAAATTTGTTTTAGACCAAGTTTATTCACTAATCCAAGACGGTGAAATGTACAAAGCCAAAATGGAATTTATCAAGGTATATGACGAGTACAAAGCGGAAGCTCAGTTAAAAGGAAAAGTTCAAGCTTGGTACCAAGAACCAATTTTATTAGCTCAGAAAAATGAGCAAAAAGTGCATATACCAGTTTCGAATGACGAAGCGCAAAAGCATCTCAAATCTTTAATGGAGCGGTTAAAGATTAATGGCCGTAAACCAGCGCCAGTTCAAAAACTTAAAGCTAAGGAAAAAGAGCCTGAGCTTACAAAAGAATTGGGACCAGATCCTTTTGACAATCCGCACGAATACGCAGAGATGTGCCGTCGGGAGGGTATGCCTATTCCTCGAAATATTCAGCAGTTAATTGATGGGGCGAATGTATGAAACCAGAACAGTTTATTCATGATAAGAAAAAGGTGATTAGCTTTAGTGGTGGGCGTACTTCAGCTTATTTGGTTCATCTTTTTAGATCAGATCCAGATGCTCACTTTGTATTTATGGACACGGGCGCAGAGCATCCCGCAACTTATCAATTCATCAAAGATATTGTTAAGCATTGGGATATTAATCTCGTGTGTCTGCGTGTAGTTGTAAATCCACAAATAAATAAGGGAGTTAGTTACAAAATTATCCAGCTTGATGAGTTAAAACAAGATTTAGAACCATGGAAAGAAATGCTCAAGAAGTATGGAAGCCCTTATTACGATATGCCGTTCTGTACAGCTCGTATGAAAACAGAGCCTTTTGAAAAGTATTGCAATGACGTGTTTGGGAAAAACAATTATGAGCGCTGGATTGGAATTAGATTTGACGAGCCAAAACGACTGCCAATTGAAGTACTTCAAAAGCTGAATCTTCCGATTCATGCAAAAGCTTCCCATCAGAAGAAGGGTTTTCGCTATTTAGCTGAAATCTGTGAATTAGAGAAAGATCAAATTCTAGATTGGTGGGAAGAGCAGCCATTTGATTTGGCAATAACAGAGCATCTAGGTAATTGCGTTTTTTGCATTAAAAAGCACTTAAACAAAGTCGCCTTGGCTGCAAAAGATGAGCCTGAACAAGCTGTGAAATGGATTGAAGTAACCGAAGGGTTAGGCGTTAGATCTGAAGGCAGAAAATACAATCATCATCGAATGTATCGTGAGCGTATGCATATGAGTGATGTGATTGAAGCGTTTAAAGATCAAGGTAGAGATGCGCTTTACAACGCCCTTAGAAGCAGCAAGCGCTATGAATCAGGTTCATGTTCTGAATCTTGTGAAGCCATTGTTTAAGGAGCAAGCCATGAATAAATGCCCACACTGTGCAGCTGAAGAATTAATAAATTCTTATGGTGGTCTTCCAGAAGCAAAGGCTTACATGAGGCGTTATTTCATGCTGAATGGAGGATTAAGAAATAAGTATCCAAGAACAGGCGCTTTGATAACTCAAAAGATGAATGAATTGCAGAGCGCAATTTTAACGGTAGAGGGCTTAAATAATGGACAGTAAATGGATTGAAGCGCAACGGCGTGAAATGGAAAAGCTTATTTCACAAGAGCTAATCAAGTCGAGAGATTTAGCACGTCAAAGTTACTTCGATCATATGGAAAAAGAAATGGCTGACCACGTATCGCGCTCAATTGAACCACTCAGCGGCAAAAAGCAAAGCACTCTGGTTGAACTAAGGGAGTCAATTGAAAAACTGGCTCAGAAGTATAAACAAGATGCTCATTCATCCAGCCTTTTTGGTGATCAGGATAAAGCGCGAGTTTATAACTGCTTTGCTAATCAATTGGACCTTTTGCTGAAAGGTGGTGCTTGATGTCATCAGTCAGCATTGCTGAATACCGCGCAACATGTCCGAAAGCTCAAAAAGTAAAAAAGGGGCGTAACAAGTTTAATGCTTCGAAAATTAAATTGGATGGAATGACTTTTGACAGTACTAAAGAATACAAACGGTATATCGAGCTAAAGGCTCTACAACAACGAGGTGAAATTAAAGAATTGCAGCATCACACAAAATTTGAATTGGCACCGAAGACAAAATTAGAAGGGGAGAAACGAGCTAAACCAGCACTTAGATATTTTGCCGATTTCACTTATTTCACGACAGCAGGTGAATACGTTGTTGAAGATGTGAAGTCTATAGCTACACGCAAGCTACCGAGTTACCGAAATAAAAAACACCTGATGAAAACAGTTCACAATATTGATGTGAGGGAAGTTTAAACATGAATGCAAAAGTTAATAACAAGACAATGGATTGGTCTAAACGTTCTGCTCATCAATGGTTGGAACAATATGGTCTATGGGTAAGATCAACAAAATTTAAAGTTTCTGCTAATCCTTTAGCATGTCTAATTGATCAAAATGACACAACTAGAATTAGATCAAGTAAGATCTCTATGCCATGCGAAATTGAAGATTATGAGGCAGTTGAAGTAAGTAAACTCTTGGCTAAAATGCATAACGATAATAGGGAATTTTTACAAGAAAGAGCTTGGTTTTTAATACTTTACTATGAAAATAATTGGTCGTACTTAACAATAGCTAATGTGCATAGATGTAGTAAAGCAAAGGTACGTGCTGAGATTGATAAAGGCTTGGCATATTTGGATGGAAAAATTGAGGTGTTGCAATCTTGACAGTGCAGCACACTTGGTTTAGATTTGTGGTATGGTGGGACGAAGTTATAAGCGTTGCACCAATTCGTTTTAAAAAAAGCTCACTTGATCGTGGGCTTTTAATTAGGATTTGAGAAAACATGAAATTTATCGTATATTAAACTTACT